CTCGCATAAGTGCTCTCCGTTCTGAACTCTTTTCAATAACATTTCGAGCCAATCGATACGAGGTTGAGCTTCGCCCTTCGGCCAGCGGAATCTCTTTGTGCTTCCGAACACAGTGTCCGGGGCGTGGTTGTGTATGATGGCGGAGATGCGAACGCTCTCAAAAACAGTGATTTGGCGCAGGGCTATCAAATTGATGGCGACTACACAGAGTCCTCGCCCGTCGATCAGCTCTGTGACTCGGTCACGAAGTAGAGCCAAGAGCTCTGCGTCTGTTCTGCGGTTAATTTCGCTTTTCATGATTTTTCTCCAGCTTTGATTTGATTTGACATTGAATCTCCTTCGATGAAGTTTCTGATTACGGTATTCACGCGGTGGATGTCGTCGTGGCTCACTGCTATTTGCGCGACGTAAGCGACTGTGACAGCGCGGAATGAGTCGAGGTATGCAGAACCTAAGCGCTCAGCGGTTCTCATGTTTGCTAGTGCGTAGTCGTGTTGTTGAAGTGTCGGTATGAATTTACCGCCAGCTGTCGGGTAGTCGAATGCTGACGCGGCAATCCGCTTCTCTTGCTTGCGCTCTTGCTTTGCTTCGCGATCTGCCACGAAGTCTGGGTCTTGCATCTTTAGAATGAATGCGGCTTTCTGCTTTGCGGAGGGTTTCCATTTGCTCATGATCGTGTGAGTTAGGGTGGCTTAATTGTAGTTAGTGAGGTCGATTTCCAAGACGATGCGGTAGTCGCCCATGTCGATGACGCTCAGCGGTGGGAGGACGCTCCCTTTAGCGGGGTTGATTATAGCCCAAGCGACGAATGAGTATCCAGCGATTGTCCCGAACAGTGCCGGGGTTTTGGGCGTCCATGTCTTAGACGAGGTAACCCACATATCAAGAGTATCGTCAGTCTTGATGAGTTTGTCAAAGTCCCGGCCGAGATCGTCGATAAGGGAAGTAAGGGCGGTGAAGTCTTTCATGGTCGTCAGTGGTTAGGGTGGTTTGTTCTGCTCCAATAATGTAACACAACACCAAACGATATGCAAGTATTTCTTTGCAGTATTATATCTTTCTTTTATTATCGCCCGTTATGCCCTAAATTCACGCATGGTTAAAACATTAGACACGCCGAGCCGGGTAACCGCTGAACTATTCGAGGAGGTCTGCACCCGGATTGAGCAGGGGCGGTCACTCGTTAGCGTGTGCGACGACGCAGATATGCCGTTCAGGCGTGATGTAAATCGGTACCTTAATGAGGTTGAAGGCGCATCCGACAGATATACGCGCGCGTGTTATGAACGGGCCGAGTACTTAGCTGAGCTTGCATTGACTGAATCGAACAACCCAGGCACGGAGAATGGAGCCGTGGCGCGTGACCGGTTGAAAGTAGATACCATCAAGTGGTTCACGGCGAAGGTCCACCCTAAGAAGTACGGTGAGCGCATCCAGACGGAGGATATAACCGAGAAGCCACGCACGTTGGTGATCGTTACTCCTAAACTAGACGGCGACAAAATCGCCTGAAATGATGGCGTTATCCCGGTAAAACACCGGTGGTATTTCGTTAGGTTTTGCCGAGTGTTGAAAAGTTAGTTCAATTCATTACCTTGCCCGCATGATACCAACGATTCAAGGACCTTACGCTTACGCCGAATTATACGCCAAGCGTAACCGCGCGCGGTACTTCGGCTTTGATGTCTACGACGACACAAGCAACACGGGTATGAACTTGGCGCAGGTGATTTGATGCGCGATACCCGAGTAGCCGTCACGCCGTCATTGGCGCAATATAACTTCATGGCTGACTTGGAGACCAAGTACGTCTTTATGTTTGGCGGTAAGGGATCGGGCAAGTCCTTCGCCGGTACACTATTCGCATGTCACATGGTATCGCTGTTTCCCGGATCGCAAGGTCTGCTTATGTGGAACACGCTCGGTCAAGCCAAGGATATGTTCCGCCAAGATATCGAGCCACGCTTTAAGGAGCTCGGATGGAGTTACAAGTATAACGAGCAATCGACTAAGGTCGAGGTCATGGGATGCACCATTCACCTGCGCTCGGCTGAGCCGGACGCGAACGAGAAGATCGAATCAGTCCACTACAGTTGGGGATGGGCGGATGAAGCCTCATCTTACCCCGCCGAATCACTGAGCCGGTTCGTATCGCGCATTCGGAAACACAAGGCGCTTGTCCGTATCTCGTCTATGCCGTCCGATCCGGACGCGTTCATCTACCGGTTTGCCGATAACATCGAGCGAGAGTGCGCCACGCACGGTATCGGCTTTAAGCTATTCGAAGTCAACCTTCACGACAACCCTGATGAGGACTTCCGCAAGCAGTACGAACTAACCCTGCGCGCGACCTATGAGGGCGACTTGCTCCGGCGCTACCTCAATGGCGAACGAGTATCGCTTGAAGGTCTCGGAGCGTTTCGCGTCAATCAAACGATGATAGGCACCTACCCTTACGACCTGAACAAAGACTTATATCTGTCATGGGATTTCAACGTTGAGTATCGCGCCGTAACGGCATGGCAGGAACAAGGTGTTACGCCTGGGGGCCATAAGACGGTTGCTTGCGTCGCGTCGTGGCAGATGAAGGAACCCACGGTACACGACGACGCGGTGGCGCTATGCGAAAGGCTTAAAGGCCACAAGGCGCTAATCTATTTAGACGGTGATGCGTCCGGCGACGCGAAGACACCTATGGCTACGGTCACCGCGTGGGGCGCAATCAAGCAAGCATTTGCCAAGGGCTTTGGCTCATCTATCCGGTACGTCGTGAGTTCGCATAACCCGAACGTTCAGAATACGATACAGTGCGCGAATTGGGCGCTGACCAATGGGCTTGTTGCGTTCGACGCATCGGCTAAGGTTTGCTATAACGCATTGGTATCGTGTCGCCTTGACAAGTCCGGCAGTATCGACAAGTCTAAAGACTCCTCGCCAAACGCTTCACGCAGTCACGAAGCCGATACTGCGCGTTATGCACTTTGGTACTTTTTTAAGCGTACCTTCCCCGGTAATAAATCCAAGTACTTCATCGTATGAGTTTAATAAGCACAATCAGGCGGAAGTTCCTAGGCTCGCGCGCCTTCGGTGGTATACTGTGGGGTAACAACACCACGACATACACCCGTTGGAATAAGGCTAAGCTGATCGAGCAGGGGTACAACCGGAACCCGGTGTTCAGCGCGATCTGTGACCGCATCTCTGACCTGATCGCCGACCTACCCCTATACGTTGACTTCAAAGACGAGAACGGGCGCGCTTCACAGTCCACACGCCACCCGCTCCTTGACGCGATGAACCGGAGTGACCAGGGCTTCCACTCGATGATTAAGCGCACCGTGCTTTACTTAATCGTTTGTGGTGAGGCGTATATCCAAAAGCTTTGCATCGAGACGAACGGGAAGAAGCGCATCGTGGGCTTCGTCGTGCTTCCGGCTCAGTTCACCAACCCGATACAGGGCGACCCGATGAAGCCGGTGATCGGGTATGAGTATATCGAGAATGGGCGCATCACCTTTGACCTTGATGAGGTGATCTACATTAACAACCCGTCTATCAGCGACTACCTACACGGTATCGCGCCGGGCGTGTCCATCGCTGAGATTATGGATATGCAGAACGCCTTTATCACATGGAATAAGAATATCGGCGTGGGTGGCGGTCTGCCGTCGCTTGTCATCCAAGCGCCGGGAATCACAACCGAGGACGCGCAGGCGGTTAAGGACCTGTGGGTTACGGTCAACGGTGGCGCGGGTAACGCTCACAAGCCATCAATCATGGGCGGTGGTGAGGCTATGAAAATCCTTAACTTGAACTTCAAGCCCAATGAAGCGGAGTGGGCGAAAGGTATCGAGATGGCGACGCGCCTGATCGCTATGCGGATGGGCTACCCTTCCGAACTGCTTAATGATCCGTCGGGCAAGACATACGCTAATGTGACGGAAGCAACCAAGACGCTATACCGCGACGTGGTACTACCTACCGCGAACCGGCTATATAGCGCCATTAACCGCTCATGCAGTTCGCACTATGCTGACCGCCCGATGATCGTTATCGATAAAGACAATATCGACGCTATGGGCGAAGACCGCGCGCTACTTATTAAACGCCTTGCCGAAGCGGTCAAAGCGGGCATCATGACGGCGAATGAAGCGCGCGAACAACTTGGATTCCCATCGAACGACGCGCCGGGTGCGTCTGAACTCTTTAACACACCCTCAGCGCCACCCGCGACTGATTCATTTACATAAATACAAACGATATGGAAACTTGGGAAATTGGCGATATAGTTGGCTTCGATATGGACGGTGTGCCGATGGCTGGCATCATTGAGGACGCGGACGACGCAAGCTACACCGTTCGTGTGCTTGCGATGGATTCCGACGGGCTACCTACGGTCATCACTGACGAGGCGCATACGGTCGCTCAGGTGTATAGCCTTGACAAAGTGGAGCCACCGGCCGACGCGCCAACCGAGCAAGCGCCGGAAGACGAGCCGTTACCCGACGAAGCGATGAGCGAAATGATGGATATGGAGGTGGACTTCGAGTTGGACGACGATGTGGATATCGAAGCTATGGCCGACGCGCCAACCGAGCAAGCGCCCGAAGACGAGACGGATAGCAAAGCAACGTACACCGTTGGCGATTTCGTGACGTGGGATAGCGCGGGCGGTCAAGCGTCGGGGCGTGTTGACGCAATCCATGAGCAATCGTACACCGTGCCTGATACCGATTTCACCATCGAAGGAACGAGCGAAGACCCTGCCTATCAGATAGAGGTATTCGACCGCGTCGATGGCGGGTGGGTCGCGTCCGGTGTCGTGGTTGCCCATCACGGCGACGCTCTGAGCCTGACCGAACCGCTAACCATATCAGACGAGCAAAAGCACTACCCGCGTTATATCGGTAAAATCAAGAACGCCAAGGCGGATGAGACTGAAGGTATCGGCCATATCAAAGGCTACCTGTCCGTCGCTGACATCGTGGACCTTGGCGGGGATGTGGTCAAGAAGGGAGCGTTCAAACAGACCTTATCGCACAAGAATGGTAAGACGGTCTTCATGCTTGACCACGGCTATAAGACCTCCGAAGTTATTGGCGTACTATCGCTCGAAGAGGACGACATGGGTCTCAAGATGGATGGATGCATCAACCTCGCCACGCCTCAGGGTAAGATGGCGTATGAGACCGCTAAATTCCAAATAGAGCAAGGCGTGCCCATTGGCGCGTCGATTGGTTATTCCATCGTCAAGTCCGCGCCCAACGCTCACGGCGGTCTTGACCTGCAAGAAGTGAAACTATACGAAGGGTCGATGACACCCTTTCCGATGAACGAATCTGCCACGATAATCGAGGCAAGAAAAAGACACGACCGCAAGTACCGTAAGGTGCGCGCTCTGTCATTGATGCGCGATGCGCCCAAAAGCAATCGCAAAAGCGTTGGCGTGAAAATCACAGCGCTGGACATCTTCAAGGCATTAAATAACAAAAACAAATAAGTCAACCCAACAATGGCAAATGACCCAAAACTGCGGAATATCCGCGCCATGATGACCGAAGCCGCGGGCGACGTGTTTAGCGCGAAATCCGAGGCTCAAAAAGCCGAGTACAACGCGCGGTTCACCAAGCTCAACGACGACCTTGACGCTCGCTTCGCCGAGCTAGAGCAAGCAGTCGCCACCAAAGGCTATGGCATCACAGGCAAAAACGATGAGAATCGTAAAAACTTCACCAAAGGCTTCAACGAGTTCATGCGTAAGGGTTCCTACCCTGCCGATTTGCTCGCCAAAGCTGATGGATATGTACGCTTTGACGGCGCTACGGCGGGTAACCTCTTGCTTCCTGCTGAGATTTCCTCGGAAATCAACCGCAAGTTGCTCGAAATCACCCCTGTATTGCAAGTTTGCGATGTGCAGAACACTAGTTCCGCAAGCCTCGACATCCCGGTCCAGACCGGTAATGCCGATACCTTCTGGGAAGGCGAAGACGAAGCGTCCGAACTAACCAAGGATTCGTTCCGCTTGGTCAAAACGACTCCGTTTGAACTGCGCTCGCGCGTGTTCTTCACCCAGTCCATGCTCGACGATGCGGCGTATGACCTCGAAAGCTACACGATGCAGTCGATTACCGACAAGCAATCGCAGAAGATCGGAACCGCCGCGCTTTCGGGCAGTGGCTTAGGTCAACCGGGTGGAATGAACTCAGGCCTTGAGTCGGTTAACTCGATCGCGCTCGCGCTTTCTTGGAACGATTTGATCAACCTGCAAGCCGACATCAAATCCGAATACCTCGCTGACGACGCGACCACCGGATGGATGTTCACCCGCGCCACTCGCGCCGCGATCCGTAAGCTCGCGCTGACCAACGGTAATGCATACACGTGGGAGCCTGACGGTAAAGCTGGCTACTCCGAGCGTCTGCTTGGTTCGCGTATCTTCTTGGCCGCGCAGGGCGACCTCGCCTCTGCCACCACTGCCGGGGCGTTTACGTCAGGTCAGATCGGTGTGCTTTACGGCAACTACAAACGCGCGTACACCATCGCACTTCGCGAAGGTACCTACGTCATCCGCGACATCTACTCAGGTTCGGACCGCTTCCGCGTGTTCCTGAACGTGATGCGTCGTGTTGATGGACGTGTCACGCAAGCTGAAGCTGCCAAACGGCTCGTCGCCGCCGGTTCTTAAAACATAAAAGGAGCAATACAAAATGGCATCTTTCGACTTCGGTAACACAATTAACGTACAAGTGGCATTGTCCACTCGTCAGATTGTTGACAACACCAACGCGGTGGCGGTGGACACCAATGGTTATGAGGGCGCGGCGTTCTCGTTGACCACGGGTAACTGCTTCGTCATTAACGCGATCGCGGGCTTCGCGCTCTCCTTCACGGAGAGTGACGACACCAACACCCTGAATAGCACGGCTATCGCTTCCGACCGCATCTTGCGGACGGCTACGGTGAACGCGGCTAACACGGTAGCTTGGGCATCAGTAGCCAACACCAAGCGGTATGTATTCGCCCACGTTCGCGAATCCGGCTCGCAAGGCGCGGCTACGAACGCAACGGTATCTGTTAACGGAATCTTAGGAATCCCGCACAGCGCACCGACGACCTGACCAATATGGGGTGGGCTTAGGCTCACCCCATTTATTCCTTAGACAACAAAAACCATGACGACGTACGAAATCACAAGCGAATTTAAAGCATCGACCGACGGACTGACGACTAAGACCTACAACGTGGGTGACATCGTTACGCCGAATAGTCAGAACGAGAACGCGCAGTTAGCCCACGCAGTTGGGCGTGGTCACGCGATTGCATATCTTCCCAAGGCGCTACAGGAGCGCATCACCAAAATCAAACGCGCACCCAAGGTCAAATGAGCAAAAGCCAAACCAGTTCGACGGGGTACTATGGATGGCGGGAATCCGACACGATAACGGGTATCGGTCTGCCGTCGTGGTTTGCGTCCGACATCGAGACGACTATCGCGCCCGTAGGGTTGGTGGTGAGCGTGGCGCTCATCAAAGCGGGGCTACCGTCGCCCAATATGGCGAACGATGAGTTAATTCAGCTCGATATCGAAGCGGTGACAGACCAGGTCGAGCGGTACTTATCGCGCGACCTACTGAGCCGTACGCGTCGCGCCATCTACTACCGGCCGACCAATGCGGTGTACATCAACCCCGTGCCGGTTAGCGCCATCACGCTCGTTCAGGGCGTTGACCGCGAAGCCAACGCAGTGACGCTTGCCCTTAATGTTGACTATTACAAGCGGGGCTACGGCTCTAACGTTCAGTTGTACGATATCAACAATCAGTACGAATATTTACAAGTGACGTACACCACCGGATACGGAGCAAGCGCGGACGTACCTGCATCTATCCGCAAGGCGATTGTACAAGAGGTATTCCGGCAGTTCAAGCGTAGGCAAGACCCCGTTATCGCGTCTGACTTCACAGTCGACTCGCTTTCCTCCGAAGCGCAGTCACTCATTCGCTCTTACATCGTGCGGAGGGTGATGTGAATTTAGGCGACCAATTCTTAGCGATTATCACCCCGCGACTTGTCAACGTGAATAAAGTAAGCGAGCCTGTGGCGACTGATATTAAAGACCGGATGCTCGTCAACACGTCCGAGGGGCGGAGCTTCGTAAATGCGCGCTACGATAACACGTATAGCAGACCTTACGCCAACCGCGCAAAGGGCGGGGAGCGCTCACCGGTCAACCTTCGGGGTGAAAATCTGGGTGTCGAGACCGCCAAGGTGGTCATGGCTCCGCTTGCCTCCACTATATCGTTTAGTATTGACGGTCAAATACTCAAATATCATCATGATGGAACGGCGCGTGGCGGTAGGGTTCGCACTATTTTCCCGAAAGCCATCGACCAAGTACCTACTGAAACCAAGCAATTAGCGCAATCCGGCGTGTTGGAGGTGCTACGTGGGTAAGTCGCGCGACATTTTGACCTCCATGATAGCCGATTTGGCGGAGTACATCGGCGATACAGGCATTAGTTACGACCTATACCGCATCCAACCGCAGGACTTGGAGTCGCAATCAGCGGTAAAAGGCGCGCGTCGCATCGCTATGTATGAGGAAAACGACACCGTTATCGAGCGCACCAACGCCTACAAGGCATCTCTGACCGACGTTCGGTACTCGATTGACATAAGTGTCGCCCGCGCATACCAACGCGAGGACGCGTCAAGTGGTGAACTGCCATTATCGGACATCCGCGATTGGGTGCTTGATTGGTCGCGCAACCTTGACGCGGGCGCGATAACCGATTGCGGTATCTATTACTTCGGCTACGAGGGGTCTACCTCAATCACACGTCTGGACATCTACGTAACACAAACCCTGCGCTTCATTGCGCAACGCGATTTAATCTCAACTCAAAAACAAACAGTAGTATAATGGCAATCACCAAATCCCTAGTGTTCAGCAATGTAACACTTCAAAATACGACCGGCGCATCTCCGCTCACCTACGAAAACCATGTGGTTGACACGGTGGAAATCACCATCACCCCGGTGGTCGATACCGTCCGTAACGGCCAGACCTTAACCGCGTCTTACGACGTGTCGTTCGCGGTTGGATTACTCAACACCGCTGTGCTTGCTGACGCTCGCGTGTACGCTGATACCTCAGCCACTCCGGTGCTTGGTCGTCTTTTGTTCAACGGTGCAACCGGCGCGCGGACGCTCAATATCGGAAACGTGTACATCAATGGTCGCAAAGACTTCTCCGGAAACCGCGACGTGGCCATGCTCAGCGCAACGATCCGCACAACCAACGTAGCCTCCGTCATTATCGAGTCTTAACACATGGCACTATACCTTAAAAAACTTGCCGTCCTTAACCAAGGTACGGACGCGGTGGCGCAGTTAGTCAACGTTATGGAGGGCGCGGAGGGGTCTGCGGTCTTTGGGTATAACGTTGAGGACGCATCGCTTGGCGTGGCTAACGGTCAAAAGCTACAGTTCAAACAGACGCATACACTATCGCTTAGTGTCCTGCCTCCGGCGGGCGAGAATGCTACGGTGATGGATGCGATACTCGCCTCCGAAAGCCCTGTGAGCGTGCGTGTATCGGGGATGTCCGACGATACTTTCCTGCTTTGGGATAACGCCGGATACTTGATGCAGAACGACGAGTACGGCGATACCATTACGCGACATCTGACCATGACCGAAGTGGCGACCATTGGCTATCGCGGGGTTGCGCCTGCGACTAAACTACCTGTCTACTCAGGCGTGAATGCGCTTGCGATATACAACCTCAATGCAGGCTCGACTACTGCGCTTAATGGGTTCGCGGTTGCCGGAGGTGCAACGGGAGTTACTAGTAGTGGGGGAACTCAAGTCGTAACGGTTGGCGCTACGGTCGTAGCAAACACGGTTTATTTTGAGAGTAACAATATTTTCTTTCCATTTGAGGGAGAATCGCTAACCGTGTCGATGTTCGTTAATGTCGCATTTACCCCCGGCTCTTTTGCGATGGGTATACAGTTCTTATCTGACCCGACAACGGTTATATCGACCTCCTCAGTGGGTTTCAGTTCGGGCGCCACCGGCACACGAATATTCCACACCGCGACCATTCCCGCAACCACGAAATACATCCGGATGTCTGTGCTTTCACTAAGTGGTATATTGACAGGCTCGGCTTTTACCATCACCACTCCGATGATTGCACTCACGCCACGAACCACCTACGGCGTATAACACTATAAAAAACCACTATGTTTGAAAAAACACTCACCGTATCCGGTCTTACCGTAACCCTTCGACCTTACACCGCCAAACGACACGCGCAGTTAGACGCGCTCGTCGCTGAGATTCAGGCGTTCCTATCCTCCAACCCCGAATGGGGATGGGATGATATACCGCAAAACGTAAAGGTCGCATTCTGGAAGCGTAAAGCTGAGATACTATGGGAGGCGACGTATCCAACGGGATTCTTTGAGGCGCTTGATTTCGAGTACTCGCTACTCAAGGATAGCGAATTGCATTTTATCATGATGCAAGTCTATCTGTAGAACGCGCAGAACTTGCATTTAAGCGTTCGGTGGCGTTTATGCCCTCAGGGGCAAAGCCGGACGCAACCAAACAGAAATGGATTGAGATTGTTGGTATTTGGAAGTACTACTCGCTGATTCTTGCCGGGTTCGACCCCGTCAAAGCTGATGCGATTTTCAACAACCCCGCCCATGATATAGCGGAGGCTTACGTGTCTCAGATGTGTTATAACCATAAAGAATAGTGCAAGACCAACTCATTTACCAAGTTGTCCTCCAGACCGACCCCGCGTCGGTCAAAGCCGTTCAGGAGCAACTAAACGCCATCACCACACAGGCGCAGAAAAGCGCGAAGGATGCTCAGGTCGATGCGCTTGCCGGTGGCAGGGTCGAGGCTATACAAAAGATTACGTTCGCAAACAAGGGGAACGTTCAATCGCTTATTGAACTTCAGAAGCAACAAGCGAACTACAAGGCTGACCTGAAGGTTCTTATTGTCCAAGAGCAAATACAGGGCAAGCTAACGGACGCGCAAGCGGTGAGCCAACAGGAGCTTAAATTATCGCTTAAAGCCGCGTCAACGGAGTACGGCAAGCAACAACGCGAGCTTATCGCGATTTCATCCGCGACAACCGGATTAGCGAGGACCTACGATGAATTGGTGGCGCAGAATAAATCGCTATCCATTCAGATGAAGGCCGTACCGCTGAACGATACGACCGGAAAGCTCAAGGCGCTACAGACGAGCTACAAAGATAACAACGACGCGCTCAAGAAGTTCGACGCGTCTATNGGTAACAATCAGCGCAATGTTGGGAACTACTCGGACGCGCTTACAGGTATGGGTAGCAACCTATCCTCTACCGTTGGACCGATTGGCGGTGTGGGTAAATCGCTTACAAGCCTATCTGGTATCATTAAGCTATCCCCGATAGGGATGCTTGCCACGCTTGCCCTTACGCTTGTAGCATCGCTTTCCCGCGTTCAGGCGGTGACCGATTCCCTTAATGTGGTGTTTCAGGGGCTGAACACAGTCCTTACGGTCGTGGGTGGTCGCCTTGCCAAGTTCGGGTCGGGAATGGTCGCTATCCTAAATCGCGACTTCAGCAAGGGCGTTGACCTCATCACCGCATCATTCACAGGGCTGACCGACGAACTTGTGGAGACCTACAAAGCGGGGTCGGGCGCTGAGAAGATGTTGCAAGACATTCGGCGTTCGGAAAATACCGCACTTGTTGTGCAGGCGCGACTTACCCGCGACATTGCCGAGGCGAGGCTCGATGCGAAGAACGCGGAACTGTCTACGGAGGAGCGATTAGCCGGAATCCATAAAGCCATCGAACTATCCAAGCTACTTGCCGAGAGTGAGCGCGGGCTTGCGGTTCAGCGCCTCAACGCGGCGCAAACCAAGCTACGCACCGACACGACTGACATCGAGTTTCTTAGCGCAGTCGCGCGCGCCCGCGCAGACCTCATCAACGTAGACACGGCGCTTGCTAACTCGCAACGCTTGCTCTACGAAGAGCGTACCACCCTATCAAGAAGGTTTATTGAGGAGGCAAAGGAGGAAGCCAATCAGCGCTTGGCGATCGAAAGACAGTTTCAAGAATCTATCAAGTCAATCGGAGACGAGTTTAGCGCAACTATTGAGGCGGGTCGGCGCACGCAACGCTCAAAGATGATATCAGACCAGGCCGACGCGCTCGACAGACGTAAACGCGACGCAGACGCAGACCTCGAAATTCAAAAGAACCTCAACTCTGAGAAATTAGCGCTTGAGAAGAATCTGTTTGCGCTATCGTTCAGCCTTGGACAAGTGTTCTTCGGGCAGTCAAAAGCGCTCGCTATCGCCCAAGCAATCATCGACACGTACAAGGGCGCTCAGAGCGCATACGCCAATACGCCGGGCGGGTTGGTCTCCAAGTCAATCGCCGCCGCCGTCGCTATCGCGCAGGGCTTCGCGCGTGTCCGCAGTATGCGAAGCGCCAAACCGGGGGGCTCCTCATCTTCCGGTAGTTCCGGCGCGGGCGCATCCGCAGGCGCTCCGGTCAGCGTTCCGCCGATCGTAACGGATAGCGTTATATCGCGACCTAATGTGTCTTTCGCCTCATCCATGAACCCCAATAGCGGGTCGCCGAATATCAATATCGAAGCCACGCTCGACCGTAAGGGATTAGCCATTGCCGTCCGGCAGGGTGAAATAGATATCAAGTCAGAACAAATCACATTTGCATCATGAAACGACAAATAACCACATCGCAGATTGACCTAAAAGTGGACACGGGAACGGGTGAGTATAGCTTCCAAGGCTACCCCACTAATGTGGACATATTCAGCGGGTCGCTTACATGGCAACCGCAGTACTTCGCCGATAAGAAGATGGACAAGGCTCTGTCTGGTCGCCTACGCTCACGGCTTCAAGGCTACCGGCTCATGGGGTCACTCACGTGGGAGCGCTCGTTAGAGACGAACGTCATTGCTGACGTGCTTGCAAAGGTTCCCTACGGCGTGGAGCGTGTTTTTTGGACGGGAACGACACCAACTTTCGGCACAGTAACAACCTTCACTATCACACCCGCACCCGCTACGGCGGACACTTTTAACGGAATGATGGTGACGTTTGACGGTGGTTTCAATCGAACGGTGACCGACTACGCATCAGGAACGGTCACAATAAACTCAAGCGTCAGTATCGGTGGAACGGAGGAGGTTCAATTCCTAACCATCGCATCCATGCCTACCGTCGTTTACTACGCGCCAAACGCAACCGACCCGACCAGCGTGAATGAGGTAATTCTGGACGGAGCTATCGGCGCATCTATCGAGTCAACCATTGTCCGGCAACCCATCACCGTCACCCTTGAAGGTGTTGAGATAAGCCCGAACATTCCGGGATATTACCTGCAATGATTAACACAGGCTCATTTCGTCTCGCAAGTGGTCGGTATTGGCTGACCATTAACACGAACGCCAATGCGAGCGTGGAGATTGATGATATTTCGAGCTTGCAGTACGACTTTGACCTGACCGATAGCGAAGACATCATTAGCAAGATTGCCATTATTCCTGGCGTGGCAACTATTACGCTTAACGACACGATGGACAATCTTGCGTCGTTATACGACACTTTGCAAGCGCAGATAGGTGCACCATCGCCTACGCTTGGCTACACGACAATAAGCGCCACGCTATACCGGTTCCCTTACGACACGAATACCCTCGCAACCCTTGAGCAAGCCATTCAGGAGTTCCCCTTTCAAGTCCAATTTAACGGCGTGCAACTCAATGAGCTGAGCGGTGAGACGACTATGCGACTGCTTCCACCGCAAGCCGTATCGCTTAACGTGGCGCAGTTCATGACGAATGTGACCGGGAATAAACCAACGCAGAACTTCGCGCTTGCGCTCGGTGGTATCCATGAGTCAACCGTCTACGCGCCCGGCGACGTGATGCGCTCACTAACTGCGAACCTAAACAAAACGGCGCTAACAACGGTCTTCGAGTCGTCACCCATTGGAGGCGGTCCATTCCCGCCCGTCACATACCCCGACTACGCCAACGTGGGTATCGTGGGCAATGTGTCATTTTTTGTCACCGAGTTTGCATCCGGTAGCGCGTCAACGGGTCAGGTTTACGATAACT